CTATCCTCCGAATGCAAAGCTCTCCGAGACTATCGGGCCGCCCACGATGTCCATGATGCGTGCCCTCAGCTCGTCCGTCGGCCCCCCCATCCACCTTCGCTGCCTGAGCGGGGGGTGGGTGACATGCGCCACGACTATCATGTCCTTGGTAAACCCGAAGCTCCTCTGGTGCTTGGCAACCTTCGCTGGCGTGCCAAAGGCCAGCCATGCCAGGGCCTTCCTGTCCACGGGGGATATGTCGTAGCTGGAGAGGCCCCCCTTCTCGTGGACGATTCCGTACCAGGAAGTACCCCCTGCGCCGTGTACCCCGCCCCTTACTGTAGTGCCCTCTATCCCGGCGGGGATGACCTGTACGGAGCCAGCCAGGCCGGACATGCCGTGCCGGGAGTGGATGCCATAGGTGCCGGCCGCCAGGCCAGCCACTATCCTCCCCTGAAGCTCGGCACTTGCAACATCTACCCGCCTCTTAAGGACGATGAGGGCCTTGTCTATGCCTTTCTCCAGCCTCGCCTTGACAGCCTCCGCATTCCTGATGGTTACCTGCATGCTAGCCCGCCCAGCAGGATGTGCGCTTGTAGTTCTGGAGCATCAGCCTGAAGGCCGGGGGGTATGCCCAGGACCTATAAGAGGTTACCGAACCAGTCTGAGGCGTAGCACGTCCGCCCTCGTCTTCACGCAATCTCCTGTTCAGGAGGACTGTCCCGGCCGCCAGGCAGCCCAGGAAGAGGTCCTCGGGGACCTCGCTGTAGCCGCCAGGGTAGGCCAGGCTTACGTTCCCGATGCCGTGCGAGAACCTGAACGGCCTCCCCCACCAGGGGGACTGCCCCTGTAGGTATATGCCACCGCCAGGGCGGAGGGCTATGCTGCTGCCACCCTGCTCGACGAACCATCCCCCGCTCCCGCAGCCGGAGGACTGGGGGATGCCCCTGGCATCCACCATCACGGAGACCTCGGACAGCTTCGTGGTGTCTATCGGGCCGTTCAGGACGTACATCTTGTGCGAGCCGTTGCCGTCCCGGACCTCGGTGTAGGTATCCCCGCCGGTGAAGTAGCCGTCCGCCCTGCCGGTGGCCCAGTAGACAAAAGAACTGACTCCTGAGACAATCTCCTCCACGGTGCTTACCAGGTTCTCCGGGGGGGCGGACTGCTGCCCCACCTGACTCCACTGCATAAGGTCCGAGGGCTCGAATAGGCTGGTCACTACTCCCCCTTCCTGGCTTCCAAGGACTGGTCGAGGGCGGTGTTGTCCACTATCTCTCCGCCCGACATCTTGGCGATGTTCTTGTCGATGTTGGCAAGGGTGGCCCTTATGTGGGGGATACAGTTGGTGGCGAGGACCTCCACATGGTTCTCGGTCACGGAGATGCCGAAGAAGAACCTGTACGCCTGGACAGAGGCCACGGAAACCATGCCCGCCAGGGCGATGGCGATGCCCGCTACCTCCCTCCAGCTCACGTTCTCGACCAGGTTCACTAGGACTCGGAACGGGGTTTCTTGTAGCATGGCTTTTATTTTCCCTTGCCTTTCCTGCTCCTCCAAGCGGCTGCTGGATGAGGCCCGCTCCCTGTCGATGCTGCCTTCAGGACAGTAGGCTCTAGTTGTACAGTGCCACCCAGTATGGGGAGCCGAGCACGCTGGTCTGGCCGTACCCGACCAGCTTCATCCCCCCCGTATAGCCAGTGAAGTCCGTGAAGCCCGGCCCAGTGTACCCAGTGTATCCTGTATAGCCTGTCCCTCTGGGACCTGTGTAGCCCGTATAACCAGTGTATCCTGTGTAGCCTGTCCCTCCGGGACCTGTGTAGCCCGTATAACCAGTGTATCCTGTGATGTTGGGACCAGTGTAGCCTGTATAGCCCGTCCTACCTGTGTATCCAGTGTAGCCAGTGTAACCAGTGTAGCCAGTTCCACCGGGCCCGATAGGACCGGTATAGCCGGTGTAGCCTGTATACCCGCTGTAGCCCGTCGAACCAATGGGAACCACAGACTGGTCGAAAACGCCGTCCGGCCCGAGCCGGACGAGCTTCCCGGCATCGGACGTGCCTTCGCTCACTATGATTGGGTCAAGACCCTTCTGGTACGCTGCTGGTTGCATGGTTACTCCTCAAAAAAAATCAGGGCCCCGGGCCTATTTGTCGGCCCAAGGCCCTAAGGGTCTTTCGTCAAACTTCTTCATTCACAAGGACGCTAAGCAACCCCTACGCTCGTGATGACGATGTTGGCCCACGGGACGTAGACCTCCAGTGTCTCCTCAACGTAGACACCCTGCGAGTGCAGCCTGGTGACGTAGGGGTACCGGAGTGCGTAGTACGGCTCACGGCACATCATCCTGGCGTTAGCCGGGATGGTATTGCCGGCCGCCGGATAAGGGTTGGTGAATGTCGGTGCCATGATGGTCCCGAAGGGCAGCCAGGGCACGGTGACCAGAGGGATGACCTTGGCGGTGCCATACGCCGAGAACTTGCACTTGTAGTTCTCGATTAGCGAGCCGCCAGCCGAGGGGGAATTGGGGTCGCCGCTACGGGTCCAGAGGGTGCTCCCGGAGCCGCTGGGCGATGTCTGCATCCTGTTCTGGAACGGAGGCATGATATCGGAGCTGATAAGCGCAATATCCGGGGTGGTCTGGAACAGTTTCCACTGGGTGGCGATGGCCGTCTCCAGCTCCACGACGCCGCCGCTGCCGTCAGCGTGCAGGATTGCGCCTGCGGCGTCAACGACATAGGCAGGGGTGGTAGTGGCGAGCGAGCCAGCGGCCCAGGTGGCGAGCCCGTCGAAGTCCCCCGTGGTGGTGCCGGGGACAGGCGGGTTGGCGCTGTGGTCGAGGCTGTCGCCCAGGGCACTGAGCTTCTGTGCAGTGGCCTTGTTGGGAAGCGTGGTGACAGTGAAGGTGCTGGTCGGGTAGACGCCCTGGAAGTAGCAGTCGGTGGGGACGGGCGGGGAGCTGCTGGCGTCGTCGCTGTCCACGTAGCATGCATACCCGAATGCGCCAGGGATAGGCTGCACGGTGACGGTAACGGACTGATGGTCCGAGGAGGTGCTTACCACAGCGGACTGTGCGGACGGGATGCCCGTGCCCCCCTGGTTGACCAGTGCGGTGCCGTCCACGGAGGTGTAGGATACCGTCTGGACGATTCCCTTCCCTGCCCCGAACGTCAGAGCATTATAGATGCCCCATCCGGTCAGGGGAACGACGACGACGGACACGGTCTTGACGTAGCCCATCGAGCCGCTGCTGGCAAGGGCGATGCCCGGTGCCGGAGGCTGGGCGGTGGTCAGGGTAAACCCGTTCTGGCCGCTGTAGCCGGTGCCGGAGTTGCCGAAGATGGCCATCCTCTCCTCAAGGTTCAGGAGGACGTTCAGGCTGGCAAGCCGGGCGGTGCCCAGGTTGTCGTTGTGGCCGACGCCTGCCGACTGCGCCTCGAAGGTCACGCTGGCATCCGTGCCCAGGGTGACATAGTTGGCACTGGTCCTGCGGGTGGGGATGTTGATGTACTGCGACCGGCTGCCCTCGGCGATGGACGGCAGCACGTTGGTGCCAGGCGTGATAATCTGGTCCCAGGTCGTCTGGAGGCCGCCAATCTCGTGCCCCAGCTCGGTGGGGGTCACACGGGGGATGAGGTCCAGGACCCTGTGGAAGACACTGTAGGTGTTGCGTGCCTCCGCCTCCAGGGGCAGGAAGTTCAGCCCGCTCCCGGTAGTGATGGAGTTGGCGTTCGCCTTCGACAAGTTCTGTATCTCGGCGATAAGCCCTGCGATTTCAGTGTTCTCAAATGCCATAATAATTCTCCTTGTGCCCCTGGCTAGGGGCCTAACATCATTGCTTGCAGAGGCCTACTTACTCAGCCTTCCTCGTCGCATACCATGTCCGCAGGAGCCTTGCCGGGGTATAGGGCTGCCAGGACTTCGCCTGCTCCGCCAGGACCTTGGCTGCAGCCGCAGACTGGGGGGCTGCCATAGCGTTCACGTAGTCGGCCTTGGCAAGCTCGACGGGCTCTGTCTTGCTGTCCTTGGTATCCGCCTCCTTGGTCACGGCGGACTTGGCGAACGGCTGTGCCGTCCCACGGTCTCCAGGGCCGGAGATGCCCTTGACGATGGCCTTGAGGCCCTCGGCGATTCCGTCCCGGACCATCTTGGCCACGTCCTCGGCCTTCACTTCCTTGGCGGCCGGGGCAGCGGACTCGGGATTGGCCGGGGTGGGCTCGAATCCCTTGTCGTCCTGGGTGCTCTCAGGGCCACCGCCGATTACCTTGGCGATGCCGTCGAGATGGGAATGGACGCCCTTGTGGAACGCCAGGTGGCGCTCGTGGTGGGCATCGACATGCTCCCTCAGCTTCGCAATCTTCTCGTGGATGCTCTTGCGAGCAGCCTTGTCAAGCGTTACGTCCTTCTCCATAGCGAGTCCTCCGGCTAGTCTTTCCAGCTCATCTAAAGCATTCGGTATTCCAGAAACATCCCCTTCCTCCAGGGAGGAGAGGGTCTTCCACAGCCCCTCGGAGGCGGCAAGCTTCTCAGCGGACGGCACTTCCATGCCCTCCTGCTCATAGAGACGCCTCAGGGAGGCTATGGCCTTATCCTTGTCCGGGCCCTCATACTTGTTGCCCCTGTACCCGCCGTGCAGCGCAGCCCAGGCGGCCCCCATATGAGAATGGCTGGGACTTCCGCCCTCGTCGGTCACGGGGAGGTGGTCCGGGGGGACAAGGTAGCGTACCCCCTTCTCCACGGAATCCTTTCCTGGCGTGCCATCCACGGCCTCCTTGGCAGCCTTGCCGCAGGAGGCGCACTTGCCGTCCACGAGGGCCTTGCCGCAGCCTCCGCACTTCTCCCCGGGCTCCCCCGCACAGGAGGCGCACTTGCCGTCCGCCAGCTCCTTGCCGCACTTGCCGCAAAACCTGTCCATTTCTGCCTTCCCCAGCAGTATCGGCTCCTCGGTGCCCTTTCCGGCAAACTTCCTCAGCTCCGTGCTGCCATCCTGCTTGACCATCTGGAAATCGGACTCCGGGTTGTTGGCCAGGTCCACGATGCTTATCTCGGCCAGCCGGGGGATGTACCACTTCTCCCCCTTCTCCACCCACCTGTCCGCATACTTCCCGCCGATAGAGAACCCCGTATAGAGGCCCTCGTACATCTTCTGCTTCGCAATGGGGTCGATTATCTTGGCGGTGACGAAGACCCCCTGGTTCACGTCGTCGAACGTCAGGTCCGTAAGCTTGCCGGCCGAGGTGTGGGGGTTGTGCATCTCCCGCACGTTGCCGAGGTTCTTCCCCTGGCTGGCCTTGAAGACCCGCTCGCTCCAGGAGGAGAACTGGGGCTTGGACCTCTCGTAGTGCATCCGCTCGCCATCGGCATCCCTGGCCTGGGTGGCGGCATACCCCACCGCTATCCCCTGGAAGGGGTCGTACTTCTGGAGCGGGACGAATATGCTCTTGTCGTAGTCCATATCTGGCTAGCGGCCCTCCTGCCGGGGGTTGAGGAGACTATGGCGAAGCCTGTGCCCGGCAGGAGGCTTTCCCGCTATACTAAAGAAAGCGGTATTGCCTTTCCTGCCAGGCGGGGGCTACACATGATTCCAGTCCCCAGGAACGAAGCGGTGCGAGCCGTCCGATGCCACTATATCCCGGACCCTGGGCGGAACCGGGGCGGTATCCGCCGGAAGGAGGACATCGGGGCAGAATATACGGGCCATCAGGGACTCCACATAGCCGTCGTCAACCAAAGCGCCGTCCTTCACAAATACGATGTACCTGCCTTCCGCCGCCTGTAGAAGGTCCTTCCGCTGGGAGGAAAACTTCCCGCCGTAGGCGCAGATTACCTGCACTTTGCCATCGAAAGCCTCCGCCTGCGCCCACAGCTCCCTTGCCAGGGCCTTGTTCCTGTCCCCGTCGAGGACAAGCACGCTCAGCGGGGGATTGGGGGTGTCCATCTAGGCTGCCTCAGTCTCCACTACATAGACAGCGCAGTTGCAATCTGGGTGTGATTCGAGCGTGGACTTGGCCCCTGACGGGAAGGCATCCCCCAGGTTGACCTCTTCCCCGTCGTTCATCAGGCACTCGTCGCAGGGGTCGGGCCCGATGGCCTCCCACGCTATCCTCTTGACCACGCCGGACCTCTCCCAGAAGCCCAGGGACGCACCCATCTGTGCCCGGCCTACCTCTGTCTTGGCTATAAGGGCAGCACGGGCGTCTGAGAATATCCCCGCCTCGCCCTCCTCCAGGGCTGCCTTGACAGAGGACTGAAGCTCCTCGGGGCTGGTGGCAGTCTTGAGGGACTCCTCGACGATGCTGTTCAGCCTCTCACGGGTAGTCTCCAGGATATTCCACTTGGCATCGGGGTTGTTCACTAGCGTACCGTCAGGAAGCCTTTTCATGCCGACCAGCTCTGCCGCCCTGTCCCTGGCCCAGGCTGCCGCCTGGTCGTTGGCAGGGCCTACCAGGCTGTCCTCGTCCATGTCGAGGAGCAGGGATGCCTGCCCCACGCCGGACAGGGCTGCCTGCTCCAGTGCAGCAGAGGCCTCGGGGACAGCGTCCTGGAGCTGCCTTGCTATCCTGTTCCAATAGTCTGCCCTCCCCAGGATGCCGCCGTCGTCCGCCTTCTTGACCTCGAAGAGGACAGCGCAGTTCCCGAGCGCCTGCCCCTTCGCCTTCTGGAAGGCCGTGCGGAGCGCAAGCTCAAGCTGCGCCGCCGCTATCTGGGAGTTCCTTGTGAGGCTTCCTGGCTGGAGGCGTGGCCTGCCCCGCTTTGCCACCCCCCCCTGCCCTTTTGGGGAAGGGCCGGAAACGGGGGGCGGGACGGGGGGCTTGTCCGCAGATATGGCCGGCGCAGGGCGGAAGTCCCCGCTCTCGGCATCGTCCAGGCTCTCCAGCGGGACAGGGCCGTTGGGGGTCAGGTAGATATGCTGGTTGGCCCACAGCTCGTCAACCTGGTCCCTGTTGTTCCGCTCCGCTATGTCGTTCCAGGAGCACAGGCCATGCCCGAAGTCCGAGGCGTCTACCTGGGCGGACTTGAGCGGGTCCCTGCTCTCCCTCGCCTCCGGCACCGCCTCCATGTCCCCGTACCCGAGCTGGCCGAGTATCTCGTTCAGGAGGTCCCTGCACCAGTCGATGTAGGGCTGGAGCCCCTCTATCTCGCCCTGGACGCTCATCTCCTCGGCCACCGCCCTGTTCACCTGCTTGATGAAGGCGGTGGGGCTGACGCCCAGGCAGTAGCAGCACACACGGGCGAGCCACTCGTCGAACTCGTCCTTGAGCACCTGCTCGTTGAGCTTGGGGAATATGATATTGGGCTGCTTGTCGCCGCCGTAGCTGGGGAGGAAGAAGCCCTTCCTGCGGTTCCTGGCGTTCCCGGACAGTATGGACTCAAGGTAGCCGTTCGCCTCCTCCACCTTGGCGATGGGCACGTCCGGGGGCATGAAGGCAATGAACTCGAACCCCATCCCGGACCTGTAGAAGGCGGCCTGGAAATCCAGGCGGCCAAGCCCCAGGGCAAGGATGGCAAGCGCCTGCTCGATGGGGCTGAACCCGTACTTGCGGTAGGTCAGGCGGTTGCGGACGGCGTAGATAAGCTCCGTGTCCGTCATCTCCTGGGCAGGGAAGCCGTAGGGGGTAAGCTGGAATGCCGGGCTGCCGCCCTTGGCATCAAAGCTGCGCTTCTTGGCAAGGTAGGACCTGGTGGCCTTCTTGGGGGAGGTCTGCACGAGGTGGCTTGCGGGACGGCCGCTCGCCTGGTGGGAGGCAGGCTGGTTGCCGGTCTCGTCAAGCAGCGGGAAGACCTGCGCCCCGTCTATCTGCCCCAGGCTGCAAATCCTGCCCTCCTGGTCCTTCTGGAGCCAGACAGAGGCGGCGTCGATGACCAGCATGTCGTCCACCAGCCCCCTCAGCCATGTCCTGAAGCACTGCCAGCCGTCCGGCTTGGCGAAGAAGGCGTTGAGCTGGTCTACCCTGTCGTCCCCGACCACCCGCTTGCGGAAGGCCACCTTGGTCTCGCCCTTCCTCTGCCTGGGCCTGAACTGCCAGTTGATTCCGGCGACCTTGTCCTTCACAGTCTCAAGGATGAAGCGGACGATGGGGTAGTAGCTGAAGTTCCTGATGGTATTGAAGTCTACCTGGCCGTCCCGCCCCTGGAAGGAGATGTTGGTGAGGGGCATGTAGGCATAGCGCCTGGGAGGCGTGCCTGCGGGAGATATGGGATGTACGGGCTGGCCAGCGGGGAACCACTGGACGGGGCTGACGTCCTGTATAGTCAGGGCCCCTCCAGTGGTGGCTATGTCAGCGAGGGTAAGCCTCTGCTTGCCTGAGGGGAGGGAGGCAGGGCCTATGTTCTTGTTCTTGGCCAGGGTCATACCGTCTTCTCCTCGCTATGCCAGCTCAGGTCAACCCCACGGTTGGCCTTGGTGGCCTTGTCCTTGCCGGCCGCCCACAGGGCGGCCTCCCTCGGGTCAAGCGGGGGTGCCTTGAGCCTCTCGACTATCTGGTCCGGGCCGATCAGGAGGGCAGTAGGCTGCTGCCACACCCAGCGGCATACCTTGCAGGTATGCTCGACCATGACCCTCGTGCCGTCCGTGACGGCCTGTATCTCGCCCTTCCTGTGGGCGCAGGCCGGGCACAGGCCGTTTACCGGGACCCTCTTGAAGAGCCAGACGTACAGGCGGGCCATCCACTTGGGGACTGGGACTTTCGAGAGAAGGCTCATTCTTGTCCTCATTTATAGGTTCCGTATTGGGTTTGCCTGGGGGTCCTCCGCCACCTCGCCGCAGGCCAGGCACTTCCTTCCCCGTGCGGCATGGAACCACCTGGCGGCACCGCACCGGCAGGGGGCCTCCGCCTTGCGCAGGTCCTCCGTCTTGGTCGGCTTCTCCAGCGGCTCCTCCTTCCTGTCCAGGAAACGCTGCATCCGCCTCGACATCGGGGTATTGCCCATCCCCTCCACGGCCTGGAGGTGAAGCTCCCGCTTTATCCCGTTTGCGGTCTTCCCCTCGTTGGGGTTGGCATTGGGCCTCCCCGTGTCCTTGCCTGCCTGCTCCGCCAGGTACTTCCACCACTCCATGAAGGTGCCCTTCTTCCTCCGCCAGTTGAGGAACTGGGACATGGCGTCCACGTCGTCGTCCTGTATGGCATTGGGGAACCTTGCCGCCAGCGCCCTGACCTCCGCCCCGTCCTGGTCGTCGGGGAGGTACACCAGGCCCGCCTCCGCCATGGGGGAGCAGGCCTCCGCCCTGGCCACCTTGTCCCCCCAGTCGGGGGGGACGGGGATGACGGTCCACTCCTGCGAGAGGTCCTCGATGATGGCCTGCCCGTTCGCCTTGGGCTCGATGAGCAGGACAGACGCCCCGTGGAGGGTGGCCATCCTCCTGATTGCCTGCTTGGACTCGGCGAACCCCCTCCTCTTGGTATCCCTGCCCAGCAGGTAGCTTCCCAGGCCCGCCATCCCCCAGGCATGGATGGCCACGTTGGAGGCCGTCTTCTCCTTGGAGCCGAAGCTGGCGTCCACCGATATGGCCACCTGCTCCGCATGGGGTGCCTTCCCAGGCGTGTACATCCTGAACCACCCGGACTGGAATATGACGCCGCCAGGCGGCGCAGGGTCCTGCTGGTACTGCCCCTCGTAGCCCGAGGCCCCCAGGGCCCTCTTCCTCTCCCTCAGCACCCTGTCCGGAAGCCTCCTGGGGTCGAGAAGGCGCATGCTGTTGTCCGGGGCCCTGACAACCTCCGTCCCCGATATGGGCAGTGATACCCTCTGCTCCCTCCTCGCCTCGGCGGGGAGGCAGAGGTGGGTCCACCCCCCGTCCCTGAGCAGCTCGCCGCAGATGTCCTTGTCATGGAGCCTCTGCCCTATGACTATGACCGGCGAGGACTCGGGGCTGTCCAGCCTGGTCATCAGGCCCGTCCTGAACTTCTCCACCCCCGCCGCCCGGTCGGTGTCCGACTCCGCCTGCTCCGTGTTATGCAGGTCGTCTACAATCAGTATGTTGCCGCCCATCCCGGTCGCCCCGGTAAGGATGGTCATAGCACCGGTCCGGGAGTTGACCTGCCTCCCCCTGGTGTTCTCGTCCTCCTCCATGGACAATGCCCACATCTCCTGGTAGGGGACGGACTCGATTATCCTGCGCCTCCTCAGGGAGGACGCCACCGACAGGTTGAAGCTGTAGCTGTAGAAGGCGAACCTTGCGGCAGGGTCGGAGCACCACCACCAGCAGGGGAACATCTCCGTCCCCAGCGAGGTCTTGGCGGACCTGGGGGGCTGGTTTATGATGAGCCTGGTAATCTGACCCAGCCTGACCGCCATCAGGTACTCGGCTATGGCGTCGAGGTACCACCCCTCCGTGAGGACGGTATTGGGGTTGATAACCCTCCAGAACCTCCTGAGGAAGGGGCGGAAGTCCTTCTCCAGCAGCCTCTTGAGGGCCTCCTGGTCCAGGATTAAGGCGGTCTCTTCGAGCTTTCTCCTGCTCGCCATCAGGCGGTTACCTCCGACATTACAGGGGGGCCAGGGGGCATCATGGACACGGAGACTGCTATCCCCCCATCAGGCGGGGCAGGAGGGCTGTCCGGGGCCACGGCGCCGGTGGCAGGTGCCTCCGGCAGCGCAGGGGGGGCATTCCTCAGCTCCCTGGCAACCTCCCTCCGCCTATCCCTGAGGTCACGGTCGGACATATTGGCGACCTGTACCAGGGTAGACACCCCCTCGTTCACGATGGTCTGCCTTGCCTTCCCCTCTATCTGCTCCACCACGAAGCGCACGGCGTCGAGCTGGGTGGGCTTCAGGTCCTTCTCTCCCAGGGCAGCCTCCACCAGCATCTTGGAGATTGCCCCCGCCTTGGTCATCTTCCTCCCCTCCCTCTGGCACTCCTCCTCCAGCATCTCCAGGATGGAGCCACGGACGGAGGCCTTGGTGGGGCGGCCGGCGGGGTTGCCGGACTCGCCCGGCTGCCAGGAGCGGAGGTTGGCAAGGCTGACGGGCTGCGGGTAGGGACGGCGTTTTCTCCTCATACCTAAGGGTTCCGTATTCACAGGACCCAGTGCCCCAGTGGAAAGACGGGCGCTCCTCCGCTAGGAGGATGGCCCGGAAAAGCGGGGAATTTATGGGGTAATCAGGGGCCCCCTTTAGGCCGGGGGGGCCTCATCTCCGGTTCAAAGTTGACGGGTGGGGGGTACGCCCATCGGATTCCCCATCCGATGCCCAGCCCAGTCTTGCCAATCACTTAGGCCACGCTATGACAAGGCACTATGACAGGCCGGGGGCTGGGGCGGCGGGGATATGGCATATTGGCCCGTTGCTATTTTGAAAAGAAGACTAAATGTCCGGCGGTAAGTCTACATATGTAGATGGACATCATGTCCACAATGGTGCAAAATGCTATGTGCCGGTATCATGGGTGTTTCATATATGTTTCCTGGAAAACGCTAGCTAGTGTTGGAGTGTCAGATTTGTAGGTGTTTCATGGGTGTTTCATGGGGACCGCCTTCAGGCGGTAGATGGGAGCCATAGTGTGGACATCCTGTCCCTTTACATTTGAAATGTAAACTTTGGTCCAGAATGTAATAAACGCTGGGTACCCTTCGAGACAAGTCCTTTGCTATCAACAGCAGATTTTTGGGGCCAAATGTAATACCGGCGTGCCTCCTAGGCTTTCCAGTCGGCCTGCCCCTCCTTTTCAAGATGCCGTATCTTCGGGATGAACTGGCCGGGGCAGGCACCCCATCCACCTTCCATAGTAGCGGGCCTGCCCGGTGAAGCAGTAGGCCGGTGTCAGTACCCTGGCGGGCGGATGGTCGTATAGGTAGCGGTTGAGGTGTGACTCGTCGTGCCACACTGCCAGTATGCCGTTCGCCCTGTCAGCGTCGATGCCCTTTGCTATTATCCCGGCCATGTGCAGGAAGCTGCCCCGTTCTCCCCCGACCACCCCGCCGCAGTAGTAGGCCGGCTCTCCCTCCACGAATGCCGTGGACTCCCTCCGCCTCTCGAAGGTCGTAGGGAACCCAGGGTGGATTACCGCTGTTATGCCCTGCGAGGATATCTCCTCTGCCCTTATCCTGCTGCACACGAGCATATCCACGTCCAGGCAGAGGAGCTGGCCATACCCGGACAGCAGGCTATGGTGCTCCAGCAGGCCATGGTAGCGCATGAGGGTGGCGTCCGGCCACCCGGGCGGTTCCCGGTGGACCTTTATGGCGTCGAAGGATTCCGTGCTGTCCGTGAACAGGATGACGTCGTGGGGGGGGAAGAACTCCTTGAGGGAGGCAATCAGGGGGCGGGCGTGCTGACGGAAGACGATGTCCGCCTGCTCACCAGGAGGGTAATAGGGCTGCTCCGGGAGCCTGTGGAGGACGGGCCGGAGGACAGCGTGGGCATGTACGCCGCCG